ACCAAAGCGAGCCCACCCCCGCCGGTCCTTGCGGTCCCACTGGTCCCGCCGGTCCTTGCGGTCCACCCGCTGGTCCTTGTGGTCCCACTGGTCCCGGAGGTCCGGGCGGGCCGACGACCGTCCTGACGTGGTCGAAGTCGCCGTTCATGGGGCGGACATTCCGTCCAATGGCCCCGCGCTCAAGCGGGTCCGGCGTCCTCAAGCCTTGGTTGGCATCGACCATGCGGGCTTCCTTGAGGCGGCGCTCTGAATGGCGGTCGAGGTTCTGCTTTCGGCCATCGCTGCCCGTGATCTGAACGCACGCCGCGGCGGCGAGACGGTGCGCCAACACGTCCGCGAAGAGGGCGTCCCATTGGCCCGGATCGGTGACCCTTGCCACATAGGTGATCTGGGCCGAGGAGGAATTGGTCACCAGCATCCCGCCTTCGACGGCGAAGGACGATTGACACGCCCCGGCCTCGACCATGTTGAAGGTTTCGAGGCGGAGGAAGTCTGCCGGGAGCGGGAACTGGTATTGCCACCCGAAAGGCGGATCATCAGCGGCCCTCGACAGCTCGACCCGCTCGATGGCGAAGTCCCACGCGTGGGATCGCAGGAGCGAATCCCGGACCTGCTCGTAGTGGATTCCGAGCGCCCGAGCTGCCGCAGTCCCGTCGTCCAGTGACAGGATAGCCGGTTCCCCGAGGAGGGAGAGGGCTCGGTTGGCAATGTCGGTTTCGGTCATGCGGACATAGCTTCAATGCCTGCTCTCATCGTTGCCTTTGTCGCGGCGAAAGTCGCGATTTGATCAGAGGTAAAAGAGGATGGCGAATCGGCATATTCAATAAGCGCGATTGCCGCCGCGTCGTCGCCCTCGTCGAGAAGCCTTGAGGCTGCTTCGAATTTATCCCGGAATGGGCCACGGATGAAATCGGGAAGAGCCTTCCAATCAGCTCGGAGTTGCGCGAGCTTGGAGCGTCGAAGGCTAGCCTGTTGTTGCGCCGCCGCTAGCGATTCTTCTGTTGCTTCGCGATGCGCTTCGATTTCGGCCATGGATGGGACTGGCCCGCCATCCCCGGCGGTAATGTCATCTCCGAAAACTCGCCACCCACCTCGATTGGGCCATGCGAAAGAAAGAATATCGTGGGTTGTTGCTGTCATCAGAATCGGAAAAGCTGAAGGGTAAAGCCCTGGTAGAGGGTAAAGGTGACGCCGTTAGTTTCGCCGCCCATGCGAAGTTGAACCGTTCCCGCGCTGGCACCATTGACCACGTGCAGGTGGATTGTCACAGGCAGGTACAGCGCGGTATTACCGCTCACCTCGACGAAGGCAGTGCTGAATGCAGTCGCTCCATCGCCCGAACGGAACGCGGTCTGCGTGATTCCGTGCGCGACGTTGTAAAGCACATAGGTCGGCGATGCTGGCCCCGTTATATCATAACGGAATCCCGAGTTCGTCGTTTGCGTGCCCCACAATCCCGAAAAGATTGCGGTTACACGCTCGTTTGCCGCCAAGGAAAAGGACATTCCGGTGACGTTCCCAAGCGTTCCGGTCGAGTCAGTATAGTTCGAGGTAATTACTCCGGTTTCGACGGGAACGGAATTCCAGGATGGATTTGCCGCTGCTCCATTCGTTCGAAGAAATTGGCCGGAGGTTCCAGCGCCCAGTCGCGTCCAGGTCGATGCACCGCGGTAGAGGATGTCCCCTTGGGCCGCACTGCCGACAAAGTCGAGGATTTCCGAAAGCGTGCATTCCTCGGCATCGCCAGAGCCGCTGCTTTTGCGACCGATGACTCGTGAGGTCGCGGAGATGTTCTGGATCTTCGCATAGGTGACCGCGTCGTTGTCGATGGTCCAAGTCGCCCCCGAAGCCGAGACGGTGATGTCGCCCTTGTCGCCGTCCGAAACCCCTCCCCCGGTCGGAGGAACCGTCCACGTCCCATCCGCGTCGAGGTATTTTCCAGCCACCGCATCCCCGGCAGCAGGAGCGGGAACGAAACCCGCAGCACCACCCGAGCCGGAGTCTCCGGTGAAGGCCGAGTGAGTGTGGTTTCCTTCCGCGAACTGTCCCGCAGAGGTTCCGAAAGCGCCGGCCTCAAGCACTCCCGACGCGCCGGTCTTGATCGGCAGCCCGGAGGTCGAACCAATCGCGCCCGCGTTGGTGATGTTCCCATGAGCGTGCGAGGTTGGCGTGCGGGAGTCGGAAAGGCGCGAGTCGTTTGTGGCAATATAATCAGTCCCGGCAATAGCTTGAGCGACCGATCCGCTAGCCCCCTTGAGGATGCCGGAAATATCGGTGGACGTAGCAGTTGAAACTTGGTTCGGTCCCGCAGCACCCGCCGGTCCCTGATTCCCCTGCACACCCTGATCCCCCTGCACACCTTGCAAACCCTGCTCGCCCTGCGCTCCCTGTGCGCCAGCAGATCCGCGAATGTCAACGGCACTTCCGATGGATGTCTCAAAGCCCGTTGACCCCACCCATACGTTGATGTCAGGCTTTGCTCCCTGCCCGCCAATCCAATCGACGACTTTCAAAACGCGCCTTTCAAGGTCGGACTCCACGGAAAAAACGGGAGTCCACCCATCTTCTCCTGCGTCACCCACCGGGCCAATCAGCGAGTCGAGCCACTCCTCTTCCGTTCCGACAAAACCGTTGGCAACCGCGACCTCGTATGCACTGTCCCCATCCGCTCCTGCTGGTCCGGCTGGTCCTGCTGGTCCGGCTGGTCCGGCTGGTCCTGTTTGGCCGGTGATCGAATTCCCCGATGGTCCCGACAACCCTTGCGGCCCGCGAATGTTGACCGCAGACGCGATGCTTGTCACGAACCCGCTCGCCCCCACCCATACATTGATGTCAGGCTTTGTTCCCTGCCCGCCGGTCCAATCAACGACTTTCAAAACGCGCCGCTCGACATCGGACTCCACAGCAAAAACTGGAGTCCATCCGTCTTCTCCCTGACTCCCGGACAATCCGTCAGGGATGAGGGTCGCGTCATTGATGCTGGAAACGATGCCATTTGCGCCAACATACCCGGTCGAAGGCTTGTCGCCACTCCCTCCGATCCAGTTGATGATCTGCAACACTTTGCCGTTGTTGTGGGAGACGGAGGCAAATACCGGCGACCATCCGTTGGTCCCGGCTGACCAAATCGGGCTCTGGAGGCAATCCCCCACGGTCCCGTAATGTCGCATCCTCACGCTTTCGAGCCCGTCGACGAGCTGGACGCGGCGCTCTCCGGCATCCACAAACGTCGCGCCTCTCATCCGTTGATCGGCCAGCACCTCCATGGCGTCCCGCTTCTCGGTCGAGGAGGTGACATCCAGGGCGATGGCCGAGGCGAGACGGAGGACCAGCACCTCGACAAAGAGCGGGTCGAAGAGGGTCGGGTCGGTCACCCGACGGACGTAGGTGATCTTGGCCTCCTCGACGTGGGCCAGCAGCTTTCCGGCCTCGATGGTGAAGTCGGCGGCGCACATGGCCGCCTGCACGCCGTTGAACGTGAGAACCCGCAGAAGGTCAGCGGGGAGCGGGTAGGAATACTCCCAGCCGAAGGGAGGAGCGGCCCCGGCGGTGAGCGTGGCCCTACCCATGGCGAAGTTCCACGGGTGAGAGCGCAGGAGCGAGTCGCGGACCAGTTCGATGTTCTCGCGGCAGGAAATCGCCGCAGGAGAGTTTTCGGCAATGTCCGTAATGCGGGGCTCCCCAAGCCGGGAGAGCGCCATGTTCGCGAGATCGGTGTTGGTCATTGCCGGAAGGATTGCGGGAGCAGGATTTGAACCCGCGCCGCCTGGTTATGAGCCAGGTATCCTGCCAGGCTAGACGATCCCGCGGTTGAAAGGAGAAAGCCCCAGGCCGGTGGTCGTTCCGGCCTGGGGCGTGAGGTGGGTCAGACCGTCTCGTCGGTCGAGAAGGCCAGATACAGCTCGACCGTGTCGGTGGCGGTGAGCGCGGAAGCTGCGGTGATGAGCAACCGGAGGTAGTCGGTTGCTTCAAAGTCCGCTCCCGTTGCGGCTCCGGCCTTTCGAGTGAACGCAACAGCAGTCTCATCCACTGAGATTGCTGCCGTCCCGGTGATGTCGGTCGCGGTTCCGGCAGCATTGACCTTTTGGACCTTGAACGTCCCGCCAACGGTTCCAGCCGTGCCGACGATGCGGCAAAGCTCGGGAATGATCCGCCCGCCGCAACCCAGGTTGCCAAGGGTGATCGTGTCGTTGACAGCGTCCGAATCACCGGTGAGGGTGATCGTCCCAAAGGAAGCGATCCGCAGCGGAGCTTGCAACGCCCGGTAGGACGGAGAGACGTTTCGCTTGTAGGTGCTTTCGAGTTGAGCGGTGCGCTCGGCAGTGTCTAGGTTAGCCATAGAATTGGTGTCCTTTCAGCGTTGAGGTTGATCAGTCTCGGTCACAGGGGATCATGACGACACCCTTCTCGAACCGGCGCATGAACCCGAGGGTCGCGTAGGCCGAGATCTGGAGGGCGTGCTGCTGGGTCGGCAGGACATCCATGTGGATTTCGAGCTTCTCGGGGGCCATGTAGATCCCACGCTTGGCCGAGTAGGCGAAGCACTGGTCGATGTTCCCGGTCGTGTTCACGATGCGGTTGGTGACGATGGGCGTGAAGCCGAAGAGCTTGGCGTCACGACCTTCCAGCCAGCGGGCGATCATGTTCGCCCACACGTCGTTTCCGGCGGCCTTGACGTAGCTGATCAAGTCCTGCTTCGCTTTCGGGTTGATGGCGAGGATCAGCTCCTCCTCCTCCGGGTAGATGTCGTTCTCCTCGAAGATCTGCATCGCCTTGACCAGCTTGTCCGGCGTCAGGCCGACGTTGGCGGCTGGCGAGGATCCGAGTTGCACGTTGACCTTCTGGTCCGCAGGCAGGTCGATGGCGGTGACGTAGGGCTCTTCACCCCCGTAGACCGTGGCATCGGCGGCCTTGCACACCTCGGTGTCGATGAGGCGGGCGTAGGCGGCCTTCATGGCCTGGATGGTCTCGGAGTCGGGGAGCGCGAGCTTGCCGAGGAACTCGGCGTCCCACTTGTCGAAGATCGCCTGGTCGTAGAACGGAACCTTGACGAGCTTGCGGGCGTGCAGTTCGGCCTCGGTCGGAGCGGACTGCTGGAGTCGCCCGGTGCGCGTCTTGAACGAACGCGGTTCGAGCGAGTTGTAGATGTTCTCCTTGCCCTCGAAGCCCTCGACCTTGATGCGGCTGGAGAACTTGGACAGGAGCTGCTGGACCTCGTGTTCGAGGTTGTTGGTGAATTCGCGACGGAATTCTTCGGGGATACCGTGAGCAACGGAAAGTGCCATGATGGTGAAATGGGTTTGAGAGGTGGATTGCTCCGCCGCTTCGGTTGTCCGGGATCGGGCCGCGCTTGAGATGCGTGCCTTCGTCGGGTTGTCCCCATTTCAGAGGGCCAGTTGAAGAACTATTGATCAGGGCTTTGCGTCAAAGGTCAGACGCGCAAGCGGAAATTTTCGGAAAATACTCAGCGCCTCGTCGCCGCCTCGCGGGCGGCCTGTTCGCGATAGAGCGCATGGAGTCGATCCCTCGCACCCTTGTCCTGACCGCTTCGATAGCTGGGGCTTGCCAAGATCTGCGAGATCTGGTCCTCAAGGCTTGATGTGGCCGCACTGGGTCGATCCATGCCGGTGGAATCGGGCCGGAAATCGGCGGCGAACAGGTCGAGGGCTCGCAGGACATCGACGCGCGAAAGAAACGGCTGACTCAGGTCGAGGACGTCCTTGGTGCGTGCTTCGATGTCCCCGATTCGATACTCGAAATCGTCCCCCCATTCGTTGACCAGTTGCCGCTCGGCTGACTGCACGGCTTGAAGCTGCTCGGCCTCGATCTGCGCCCACTTCGCGACCGCCTCCTGGTAGAGCGCTGGGCTCCCACTGTGCTTGTGGAAGATCTCCTGGAACGGACTCAGCGCCTCGGCATGGGATTCCATTCCCTCGGGGAAGGTGGCCGTGTAGCCAGTGGGATCCTCGGGAGCGCCGACGGCGGTTCGATAGGCGGCGATCTCCTCGGGCGTCGAGGTTTCGGTCGGGATGCGAACCATGCCCTCGGTCTTGCGGCTGGCCAGCTTTTCGAGGTTGGCATACGCCTTGGCCAGGTCGTTGACCTCCTTGCCGTCGAACTTCGACAGGGTCGGCTCGCCCACCGAATCAGCCCACCCTGCGGCGAAGCGGTAGCCGTCCGAAAAGATGGACGGTGGTGCGGTTGTTGTGATGTCGGCGGTCCCGGTCGTCATGACGGTCGAGGTCGCAGCCTCCCCCGTCGGCGCAATCGTCATGGCTTCCTCGCTCATGGAATGGTCCTCCCTTTGTAACGGGCTTCAAATTCCTCGGGACTGAGATTGGCTCGCGCCCAGGCGACGACCACCGGCGTCTTGTCCCCGAAGGTCGGATCGGCGTGCGCTTCAAGGAACGCGAAAAACTCGGCCATGCGGCTCGATGCGGGCGCGGCCTTCTTCGCGGGCGCGGCCTTCAGCTCCTCGACCGTCTCAACCTTGGGCTCGGGGAACTCCTCGGCATACATGCGCTCGATGAGTTTGTCGGTCGCATTGCTGCGGACTTTGATTCCCGCCTCCTCAAGGGCGGCTTTCTTTTCTTCGGTGGTCATTGGTGGTGGTAGTCGTCAGGCTTGGAAATGGCGAGATTGGTTCCTCGGGTCACCAGCATCGAAACGACATCCGCCTGACCGTCCCGGTAGGCTGCCATCTCCGGCGTCGATCCCTCGCGGAACCGGGGAGCGAACGGGTTTCGGGCGTTGATGAGGAGGTTGATGAGGCGGTGGCCGTCAACATTGGCAAGGACGTTTCGAAAGATGCGCTCGGAATCGGCCACCCTGTTGGCGTGGGCCTCGTCGTCCTCCCCCGGTCGGCGGGCGAAGATGATGTCGTCAATGCTCATGCGGCGGCCTGGGCAAGCTTGGCGACACCCTCCGCCTCATCCAACATCGACATTTCCCGCTCGGCCTGCGCCTGCGCCTGCGCCCTCGCCATCCGCATCTGATCGCGAATGCGCTCGGGGACGATGGAGGATTCAAGGACGCCGAGGTTGCGGGCGTAGTTTCGGAACCCGTCGTCGATATTGAGGTTGTCGAGGACATCGGGCCGCACGTTCGCGATGTTCCCCGCCATGGTCATGGCATCCACAAAGGCGTCATTGTGGATGGTCTGGAGCGCCAGAGCCATGCGCGAGGAGTAGACGATGTTCGGGTCTGGGATGAAGACCTCCCCGTTGCCAAGGTTCTGCATTAATTGACGCGGAGCGGGCGGGAATGCCCCGGCCTTGGCCAGCACCGAGAAGACCTGGCGCATGATCGGATCGCAGATCTCGCGGGTCTTTCGAGCGAAGGTCGGGGAGAAGTTCGGGAGCCGGTCGTTGCGGCGCTGGCGCACCTCCTCGGCGGTCATTTGCTTGCCGATGGGAACCGAGGCCAAGGCTTGGAACAGCTCGACATGGAAAGCGTTGTTGATCTGCCGCTTGCGGAACTCGGTTCGGTCCTCCCCGATCATGTAGTTGCCCGGCTCCCCGAAATACTGAGGACGGGAATTCATGTCGGGCGTGTAGGTGATGCCGCGAGCCCGCAAGTCGATGGTTCCCTCGAAGTTGGCCGGAGCGATGACCGGCGGGGAAACCTGCTTCTCGACCAAGGTGTCGAGCTGCTGCTGCATGTAGTTCAGCGTCCTGGTGTCGTAGAGCGACTCCATTCCGGGGCTTCGACCGTAGGGCGTGCGTCCCCACGGGAGGTGTCGGTGGACGCAGAAAGGGGGCTCGTAGAAGCCGCTTTCCCGCAGGATCTTCTCGGACGCTTTGTGAATCCAGACCGAGGCCCACGGCGCGTTCTGCACGTTCTTGCGGTATCGGTCGCGGTCCTTGCGCTCGGAAATGCAGTGGATGACCTCATGGTCCTCGTTGCGCTCCTTGAGCGGGTAGCCGAGACACTGCGCCACTTCGTGCGGCAGGTTCTTCTCCCCGAAGTCATCGGCCATCTGGCGGGCAGAATACTTTTTGACCCGGAACACGGTGTCCACATCCCCGAGGTGGTTTTCGAGGATGGAATACTCCGAGATCTGCATGGACTCGAAGTGCAGGCCGTAGCGGACGTTCTCGCGGACAAACAGCCCCGAGGTTCCGTAGATGCCGTCCTGCATGTAAACATCGTGGACCTGGCTGTAGAAGTTGGTCCCGGCCAGCACCTCGGACGCGATGTCGGAACATTCGGAATACCAGCTTTTCGCGGCGTCATCGCCCCGCAGGAATCGCGGTGCAGTGTAGGCAAACCACTTCGTTTCCGCCGGAGTGATCCACGACATGCACCCGGCGGCGTAGGTCATCGCAGCCTGCCGAAGGGTCGAGTCAAAAATCTGCGCCTGACCAGCCAGGGACGGCGACCAGCCTACGGTCGCGGTGTCCATGCCGATCTGCCGGTTGAGCGGATCACCGTAGGCTCCGACATCGCGCCAGATCGAACACATCGCCAGGCGCACCGATTCGGCGGCCTTGTAGCGTTGCAAGATTTGGGCGGCATCGGTCATCCCAGCTTGCTCGGGGAACCTCCGAGGCCACTGCCCATGGGACGGGCGAAACCGTAACCACCACCACCACCGGCACCTGCTCCTCCTCGACGGCGGCGCATGGCCTCCTCGTCCTCGATGAAGTCGGTGCGGACATCTTGATTGTCCTTCATCGCCGCAAGCGCCTCGGCGGATCGCCGCTCGACCTCGCTCATGCGCTGGTTCTGCTGCGCCTGGAACCGCCGGTCAGCGGCTGCTGCCTGTTGCGCAATCCTTTGCGCCTGTCGGTTGGCCGCCGCCTGCTGTCGGATGGACTGCTGCGACAAAAGGTTGGCCTTCGCCTGCTGTTTCGCGAGTTTCTGTTTTCCGCCCATAAAGAACTCGGCTTTGCGTCAAAGGTCTGACGCGCAAGCGGTTTTTTCGGACATAGGAAAAAAACGGCAGGTCGAACGGGACAAACTGATGGAACTGGGTCAGGTCACCGGCGGCCAAATAGCAGTGCCATGTGTCGCACTCGGACTCCTCGAATTCATGCCATGGGTCATCGAAAAGGAAGGTGTCGGCGCGGGAATCGACTGGCCGGAAAAGCAGGAAGACCTCGGGCGTTGCAATGACATACCCGCAATGCAGATGCGCTAGCAGCGCCTCGCTGAACGGTTCGCACTCGGGTTGTCGGGAATGCCAATCAGCAGCTCGAAGGACTGGAGTCATGACAGGATCTGGACGTTTTTCCGCACCGGGCGCTCCTCACCCCGGAACCCGTCTACGACCGTCGCCTTCTTGAAGCGGACGGCGGACCCGCGAACCAAGTCTCGACTGAGCGCCTCCGCGTAGGTGCGGACGGAATCCGCAAAGTGACTGCACAGGTCATGCACCGGGACCGAGCGCAGAATGCCGGTGGATTGGTCGAGCTTTTTCCTGTATCCCTCGAGACGCCCCACCAGGCTCGGGAGCTTCGCGCCGGTCTCGGAGTAGATGGGCTCGTCCATCCTTGCGTGGAACCAGCAGTTTGGCAGGATGCGGCGGACCTCCTCGATGCCGACCCAGAGGTCGGGAATGCGCGGGACGACGACAATGCTCTTCCTCGGGATCCCGGCCTCGACCAATTGCTGGAGGTAGGTCTTGCCACTCCCCTTGTCGGTGATCTCGCAATCGTGCGGGAGGAAATGCGCGAGAATCTCGCCATGCGTCCGCTCCCATGACCGAATGACCTCGGCCACACCCCCGGCTCCGGCGCCCTCGCCCACGGCTCCGTCGAGGAAGTTGTGGGCCTTCCCGGCGGGCTGGATCAGGCAGCCTGCCATGTTGTCGGAGGATCCGAGATCCCATGCGGTGAACATGGGATATCCCTTTTCGGGAGAAAAGATGCCGACCTGCTTCTCTGCGCGGATCCGCTTCATCTCCGGGTAGATCTGGCCCGGCACGACCTGGCGATCCACCTCTTCGATGACGCTGGGAAACTGCTGCCACATTTCCTCCCCCTGCTCCGCCTTCCTGCGCT